AACAAACATAAACACGTTCTACAACATATACTCATGAACGGCTATATAATCGTACTCCCCGAAGGAACGCTTACAAGCGAACACCGAGCCAAAGCCATCACGCGCGAACTGTACAACATTACCGCGCCGTTGGTCACTCAGCAACCCTATCAAAAAGACGGGACGGTCTTCGGCGTTATCGAACACCCGGACGGCATCCAATTCGCTTTGCAGGTGGATACGGAATACAATATTCCCGTCAGCCCTATGGCGACGCTTGAGAAGCTCATCACGCTTATGCTCGAATTGAGCGAGGTAGAAATACGACAGCTTTCGAGCTACGTCCTCAACGCGCAATCCTTTCCGTTTGGGGCAATCGTTCCCAGCACTACGACCGTAAGAGACCAAGCATATATGATTGAGCACGGTTGGTTTCCTGAATATCCCGAATAATGAAAATACTTAAAATCCTCCTCCTCTTTGTTCTCGCTATGGTAGCAATCCCCGTCGGGATCGTGTACTCCTTTGGCGAGTCGCTTTATTTCATCGCCTCAGATATCCTCAGAAGCATTTGGAGAGCCATATACGACCTCTTTAGGGACGTTTCAACCATTGTGTCCGTTACGGCCTCAAAGTTCCTCAATCGGCTTCTAATGGATAAAGGCGTGCCTTTTGGCAACCATTCCGTTTCTGCTGTCCTGGGAGCTAACCAACGAGAAAAGACGCTCACCCGCTTGGGGGCATGGCTTACTTCGTTACTCGATAGCGTCGAGGACGACCATTGCCGCAAGGCTTCGGAGAGGGCGGGCATATGAAAAACCTCAACGCGGTACTCACTAAATTCGCGGATGAAGTTGTCAAGTCGGCAAAGCGTCATCTCGGAGGGAGGAAGATAGGAAGGAACAAGAGTTACGGTGTAGCGTCTGGAACGCTGAAGCGTTCTCTTTCTTACCGCATTCGCGTACAAGGCGACACGATTAAATCCATCACCTTTGGAGCAAAAGGCAAAGCCGATAAATACGCGGCCTTTTTGCATTGGGGAGTGGACGGCACACGGAAGAATCAGAAGTCGCCTTTCTTCAAATTCAAAAAGCAACCTCCTTCTTCGGTATTTGTTCCGTGGATCAAAGCGAAGGGGATTAAGCTCAGGGATAAAAAAGGGCGATTTAAAAAGCAGACGGAAAGCAACGTCAACTCCTTGGCATTCCTCATAGCTCGCTCGGTCAAACGTAAGGGAATTGTAGGTCTTCGGTTTTATGAGAAAGCCTTTACAGCCGTTTCCAAGCGATTCGATAAGAAGATGGGCGACGCAATAGCGGAAGACATTAAAGATAAGTTCAAGTTGAAACTCGGTAACATCACAGTAAAATGAGCGCGGTATTTGTAGACACTCCCGGCGAGAATTGGTTTCCAGCAGGCCAACGCTTGATATATACCCTCGGTTCTCAAACGACACCCCTCGACGCGGCTTATCGTTTCATTATCCAAGTAGAAGAGAACGGGACGGAGATATCAAAAATCTACCTCACCCCCAACCCGAACGACCGCGCATTCTTTGATTTGTCCGAAGTCGTAAAGGGGAGGACGGAAGTAGATCCGTTTCGATACAACACTACGGCGGCGATTCACAGCTTCAATAACCAACCGTTCACCCGCGCAAATAACGGAGTGAACCGCTATACGGTACGGGTGGGGTATTATGACGGATCCGAACACCCCGATGAAGATAACCAGACGCTCTACCTTGTCGATGGGTACGAGCAAATTTCGGACGGCCTTCACCCTTCATTCGCGGACTTCTACGGCACGCAATCCAATAGAAAGGTATGGCTTACGGATCGCGTTCCTTCGAACGACGTTATCGAAATAAAAGCGGGCATAGAAGACCAAGGGCTTGCGGCATTCCTCAATACCGACGACACAGGTTCGCTTATCGAACGGCTTCTCTTTAAGATATACGATACCTCCGGCACGTTAGACGATACCTTGACGTATGACCTCAACACAACGAACGGAGCGCAATTACCAAGTGCGGCGGCATCGAGCAATACAAACGGAACGCTCGTCTATGCCTACGCATACCCCGGAGCTTTTTCGGGGATTACAAACGCCCTCAACGCTGTGGTGGGTGGCTGGGATTATTACGACGTTATTCCCTCGACGGGACTAAACGCGCAGACAGGAAACATCCTTCGAGTAACGAACGACTGCCGATACACAAAGAACGAAGCCGTTCAGCTCGGCTGGGCAAATACTCGCGGCGGGTGGGATTACCTCCGCTTCAACGGCAAAAAACAAAAGACCGTTTCTAGAGAAGAGAAGACCTATCGAAAGATCGTTGGCGATTACTCCGCTTTGACCTTCTCTTTCGGACCGAGCGAGAGGCAAATTAAGCCCTACCAACTCGAAGCGAAAGAATCGTATCAACTGAACGGGATTCTCAGTATCGAAGAAATTACGCTCATGCAGTATTGCCTCCGGTCGAAAAACGTCATGGCACGAATTGACGGTACTTGGGTTCCCGTCACGATACAGACGAGTTCGATGCAAATCGAAGAGGAAACCGTCTCGAAGGTTTTTGTTATTACGTTCGACGTTGAACTCGCTCAAATCATCCGATGCTAAGACTTACGATAGAGGGAAATGAAATTGAGCTGTACGAGAACGAGCCGATAAACCTCTCGTATCAGTTTAGCAACCTCCAGGAAATCAACGCTTCGGCTTCGAGCTTCTCGCAGACCTTCCGCGTTCCCCTTACGAAGCAGAACCAAGACTACTTCGGGGCGGTTAATGAGTTTGGCCTTATAACCACATGGGATCCCAAAACGAAAGCCTCAGCCGAACTGACTTCAAGCACCATCCCGATAATGCGCGGCTTCATTCAGGTGAAGGGGGTATACGTGCAGAAGGGTAAATATGCAGACGTTGAAATCGTTTTCTTCGGGGAGACGGCCAGCCTTTCGCGGGATATTGGAGACGGTATGCTTACAGACCTCGACCTATCGACTTACAATCACTCGTTAGGAGACACAGAGCTGGAGGCGAGTTGGGCGGGGACTTTATTTAACGGGGTGATTCGTTACGGGTTACCTGATAAAGGCTTGGACTGGACTTCTTCCAATATTTGGACATCTTCAAACCCGCTCGAACTCGGCGACTTTACACCGTACTTCCGCGTTTCTGCACTCTTTCAGACCATTCTAAGAGAGGCAGGATATACGTACGATTCGAACTTCTTTGACAACGAAGACGACCTGTATCTATGCCTCTACAACGGGCTACTTACACCTGCAAGCCTTACTGATGATGAAACTACGGATCAAATTCTTGTAGGATTAAACAGTAATTTAACCGGGTTAACGGCGCATCCTAATTTCACGAGTATAACGGCGTTTAGCGAAAGCACTCCTTTTTACGATCAAAATAACAACTTCACAAGCGGAACGACGTACACCGTACCTTATCGGGGTTATTTTCGCTTTAGGGTGAACGTATACGGGCGCTTAGACCACGATACAGGAGACTTCGTTTCCATGCGATTATCCAGAAACGGCAACGAACTCTGGACATTTATAGACGATTATGAAAGCTCGCAATTTAACGACATAGCGCACAATGATATTTCTCCTTTATTCCTTCTGGAGCTAGGCGATACCATAGAATTTCAATACGTTGTAGGCAACTCTTCGCACCCTCTCGCACTTGACGGCTCAGGATTTGCGAATAATTCAACGTGGTGGCACATACCTTATATCGCGCCGCTTGCGGCAAACGTGAACGTAACGAGCAACCTCCCGGAGATTAAGCAAATAGATTTTGTGTCTGGTTTGCAAAAGATGTTCAATCTCGTATTCATCCCCGACAGAAACAACCCGAAGCACCTTGAAATTGAACCCTTCGGGGATTACCTCGCTTCCGGGAGCCAAAAGGATTGGACGAATAAGATAGACCTCTCGAAGGATATACAAATCCAACCAACCACCGACCTTCAAGCGAGGCGCTACGACTGGACACACTCACAAGGAAAGGATGTTTTAAACGAGGCGGTGTTCAAAAGTACCTCCCGCGTTTACGGTCGCTATCGTGTAGATGATCCCGGAAACGATTTCGCTTCAGGAAACAAAGAAATAAAGTCGCCCTTCGCCCCTCACGTCGTTTCAAGAATCCCTCAAACGGGTTACCTGGTTCACCGAATGTTGTTGAATACAACCGAAACAGACAAGAGCCTGAAAAAACCTCTCCCGCGCTTGGCGTATTGGAATAGCCTTATTGACGGAAACTTATTCTATTTTAACAATCTGTATCAAACGGTATCCGCTACCGAATATCCGGTATTTTCTCAATACTCCTCATTGGATGCGAACGTATCGAATAAAGACTTGAGCTTTGGCCCAGAGCGCCCGTTCCACATCATCCAAGCGAGCCCCTTAAATACGCTTTATTACAAGTATTGGAGACCGTTCGTAAACGAACTGTATTCTTCGGATGCTCGAAAGCTGACCGCCTTCTTCCGGCTTACGCGATCCGAATTAGCGACGTTCGAATTCTCGGATAAGATCTACATAAAGGATACCTATTGGAGGATCCTATCTATCTCGTATGACGCGACAAGCGAAGACCTCGTGAAGGTGGAGATGCTTAAGGTCTTGGGGGATATTCGGGACTGTACTTGGCTTCCTATATCTATCAACAAATCGAACGGACAGATTCTCTTTGAAAACGCCGCAGGTACACAGCTATATCAACTCGGACCGCAGAACAGTTCGTGTTGCACGAAGTACGGATATATCTACGACGAAACGAATCAACGCTGTTATCAACCTTTTGAGCAATGAGGAATCTCGACAACCATCGTTATATAGGAGAGGCGATTCAACTGCTCCAGAACAAAGGCGAGAAGACGAAAGTCCCCCTTTGGTTTAAGGTCTTGGATTGGTTTCTCGCTATTGTCTACATCTCAGGGGTTTGCTTCCTCCTCTTTAAAACTACCTCATGGCTACTCAACAAGATATTCTCCTAACATACCGAACGGATACGGGGGAGGTAACGCGGTCTCTCGGTGACATCGTTTCGGGTCTTGAGGGGGTAGACAACAAGATCGAAGAAACCGCCCAAGGAACGAAAAAGATTGAAGGAGGGTTAAAGGCAACAGGCAAAACGGGTTCAATTGGGTTTAACGCCATCGGAACAGCCATAAAAGCAACGGGGATTGGGTTGCTTGTTGGAATTGTTGCGAAGCTCATTGAGAAATTTACAGAGAATAAGAAAGTCGCGGAAGCTCTTGAGGTTGTTTTCGCTGGAATTGGCGCGGTAATAAATACCATTTTTGAGTTGGCCGAACCTTTGGGAGAAGCGTTAATAAACGCATTCAATAACCCAATGGAGGCACTCAAGAACATTGGGAAGGCTATCAAGGAAAACATTATCAACCGCCTTGAAGGTTTACTGGAATTTATTCCGGCGGTTGGTGAGGCTATTAAACTCGTGTTTCAGGGGGAATGGACACAAGCGGGAAAGGTAGCCGCCGATGCCGCCGGGAAGATGATTCTCGGAGTTGAGAATATTACGGACAAAGTAGGCGAAGCCGCTGAAGCTGTGGGAGAGTTTGCGAGCGATTTTGTGGATTCCACAAAGACCGCAATCAAATCTTCAAATGACTTGGTAAAAGCTCAACAGAGGCTACGGGATCAACAGCGCGATTTAAATGTAGAGTACGCTCAAGCACGGGCAGAGATAGAACAACTCAAGCAGAAGCGGGACGACGAACGACTCTCTATCGAGGAGCGCGTTGAAGCGGCTCAAAGAGCTTCCGAATTAGACCAGGAATTCGCAGACAAAAGAGAGGCTATTGCGAACCGCGAGGTAGAGCTAGTTCAAAGAGAGATAGCCCTTCAAGGAGAAACAGAAGAGCGTCTGGATCGCCTTGCTGAGGCACGTATCGCCGCCGCTGAAGCGGCTGAAAGTAGCGCGGCCGTACAAACTGAATTGATGACTTCAATTTATGGACTGAATCAAGAAGCCATAGCGATTGAAGAGGAAAAGATAACCAAAGAGCAAGAAGCCGCAGAAGAGCGTAAAAGGTTACTGGAAGAAGAACAGAAGCTCAAAGAAGATAACGCCGCTAAAGACCTTGCAAGGAATCAGGCTGAATTTGAGTCACGTATTCAGTTTGCAACGCAAGCACTCGGAGCGTTATCCGCTTTAAACGATGCTTTTGCAGGTGACTCAGAAGAGCAACAAAAGAAGGCGTTTCAACGTAACAAAGCTATCGGGATTGCGAGTGCAATAGTAAACACAGCGGGAGCGATTATGGGCGCACTGAACCCGGCTGTCGGTGGTCTCGGTATTCCCTTAGGTTTACCGGGTGCGGCTATTGCCGCCGCAACGGGGGTCGCACAAATCGCAACCATTGCGAAAAGCCAATTTAATAGCTCAGGCGGTGACGCTCCCGACCCCCCATCTACGGGAGGAGGATCCGCACCAACACCAACGACCCCACAGCTCGACCTCGGATTCTTAGGGGGTGGAGCAGGGCAAACGGGCTTTCGGACTTACGTTGTCTCTTCAGAAGTAACCAACAGCCAACAGGCAAACCAACGAATAAACGACCAAGCGTCACTTGTAGGATGAATATACTAGAACTGATAATCGACGAAGAAGCGGAGATGTACGGAATCGACGCGATATCTCTCGTGGAGCAACCCGCCATCGAAAGCGATTGGGTCGCCCTAAAGAACCAGCAACTCCAATTCAAAACGCAAGACGAAGAGAAGCGGCTCATTATGGGCGCGGCTCTTATTCCCGATAAGCCTATCTATCGAAAGACGGGCGAAGAGGAATATTACGTCTATTTTTCAAAGAAGACCGTCCGAAGGGCGATGGAGCTTTACTTCAAGAACGGCAACCAAGCGAACGCTACGCTCGAACACGAGCATAAAATCAACGGCTTGCACCTCGTAGAGAGTTGGATCGTAGAAGGAGAGCAAGACAAGTCGCGGATATATGGCCTCGATGTACCTGTAGGTACGTGGATGGTCTCGATGAAGGTAGAGAACGACGCTATCTGGGAGAAGTTTATCAAGGAAGGCGCGGTGAAAGGCTTCTCTATTGAAGGATTTTTCGCCAATAAGTACGAACTCGCAAAAGCTACCGTTAAAAAAGACAAGCGATATAAAGAGGGACAGCGCGTCGATATGGAGTCGTATAGCGATTACCCTGACGCGGTGAAGAATAACGCAAAGAGGGGCATAGAATTGAACGAGAAGCAGGGCAATAAATGCGCTACGCAAACGGGAAAGGTACGCGCTCAACAACTCGCCAACGGCGAACCCATCTCGCAAGAAACCATTGAACGAATGTACTCGTACCTCTCAAGGGCGGGGGAATATTACGACCCGAACAGCACGACCGAATGTGGAACTATCTCGTATCTCTTATGGGGAGGGAAGGCGGGGCTTCGTTGGGCAAAATCCAAGCTAAGCGAATTAGAGCTTCTCTCAGCCGTTGAAATCGAACTAGGTATAGAATACCTCTCCGAAAAACTTAAGAGTAAGGAATGACCCTTTAAAATCGTTATTAATACAAATCCCTCGAAGATGACTCTAAAAGAACGCATCTCCGACTTGTTCGAAAAATACTCCGTTGAATTGGAGGTCGAAACTAAGGAGGAGGTAAAATTTGCAACTGCTACGCTTGACAGCGGGCAAGAAATCCAAACCGACGCGGAAGCCTTTGCCGTCGGTGTTTCTGTTTTCGTAGTAAATGACGAAGGCGAACAAATCCCTCTCCCAGACGGAC